TTGATTAAACTGTCTGTCTTCTTCTGCTTCTCCTAGTGCTCCACCACGACCTCTTCCCTCTACCTGCATTGGACTAATTGGATCTTTTGATACCTTAAAGTCACCAGTATGTGATCTTGTTACTTCAAATCCCATTCCTTGTAGTGCCTGCATGTTTTGTATCTCTACTCCTTCTTGTTGTAATTCTCTTAGTTTATCGTTCTCTTCACCTGCTTTTAGCACCAAGTCCCAATCATCTACACCAAGCATCTCTGCTAATCTCTTGAAAAATGCTTTGTAAAGGATGTCTTGTCCCCATTTTACTGCTCTGTTTGTAATTGTAACTTGTAGTCCTTCTTGTGACCAACCACCAACCATTTCACCGTAGTAAAGTGGTAATACTCCGTAAATAGCACCTATAATCTGTCTTAATTCTTTTCGTACTTCAATAAATTCAAGTTCTTTTAATGATCCTGTAAAGTCTAACCATTGTGCAAGATTCTTTCCACCCTTGTCAGATTCTACTAAAAGTGGGTGTATCATGTAAGGATCTTCTGTTGCTTTCTGTTCTAATGCATCCCAAGACTTTCTAAATGTTTCATAATTCCTTGATGCAATGACTAACATGCCTCTTGGTGGTCTCATCTTATCGAAATACTTTCTAACATACTCATCCATATGTGATAATGACATTGCCTTGCTCCATATTGAATAAATTGGACTATAACCATAAACTAATGATGGTTTATACTTTCCTGCCTTCCAAATTAATTCACCGTCTGCATAAATAACACGTTTTGGTTGTGGTATACCTATTGAATATACTGAATTTACTTCACATACTGCTTTTAATGCCTGTGCTCCACATTGATCGCATACATTGCTGGTTAGTCTTTTGTCACGATGTTCGAACCTTGGACATACAAATATCTGGTTTCTCTTGTCATCATAACCAATTCTACCGTCAGAATCTGCGATCATCGCAACTTGTGGAGGATCTATTCTTATAATTTCTTTAATTTCACTCTTTTTATGATCTATCTTACCAGATGTATCATCAACCCAATAATTCTTAAGTAAAAGCATGTATGCATTATCTGCAATTTCAAGGTCTCTTTCTAGTTGTCTTGCTACATCTTCAAGCGTCTGTGCGTTTCCGTTAATTCTCTTCGTCATTAGGCTCTCAAGTTGCTTCCTGTGTTCTGGTATTGGTCTTTTTAGATCATTACTTCCACATGTATCACACTCTAATTTTTCACCAGCAGCCACTGTATCGGTTGTTGTTGTATCTAATGCTTCTCCTTTTAGTGGTTTGTATTGGAATTCTTTTGAACAGTTATTACATTTATACTTGAATCTCTCAACAATTTCAAATCCGTTTTTAAACATTTCACGATTAATTGTTTCAACTGGAATTCTAATTGCATCGATGTTGTCTGCTAACTCATAAATCATTATGAGTGGAAATGGAAATATTGGAAGCTTTGCACCTGTGTCGGTGCTCATATATGGTTGAGAAATTGATGGTCTTACTGTTGATTCAGTAAAGGATTTATTACTAGTTCTAAATACGCCCTTTATGGCATCAATAAGTCCCATGTATACTCATAAAACAGGTGTTATTTAAACATTGTCCAGATCTGTCAAAAAACTGTAATGGTGTTTATCCACCATGTTCAGGGCAATCTAAGTCTCTCCAAGAGGGACATGTGCACCTTTTTTCGCTTACTGGTACTTCTTTTTCCTTCTTTTTTCCTAAAATATCTACCATAATCTTAAATACATGATCTATTAATAAATATTGTGTAATACTAGTGGTGTGAGCTTGCATGTATCTTGCCACCACAAGATAAGGTCTATCGTTGCGCAATAGCTAGTATTACTTTAAATACTCGGAAACAGGTTTTAGAACATGGTAGAACTTACATCAGAAGACTTTAAAAAAATCTTCGTCTGGTTTGAACGTTGTTGGGGACTAAAAGAAGTAGAGTCTATACCTAGTGCCGATAAGAAGGTATTTTGGAAACTAACATTCCTCGCAGAGGATCAGATAAAAGAAGAGAAGCAAGAAGAAGTGGACAATTAGGCAGCGTCTAACGTGAGCGAAGCGAACTTCGGAAAAAAATGATGGTATTTGGGAAAGATATATAACTGGGTACATGTAGGAGGTTATATGGAAATTAGTGAGATAGAGAAAGAACTTCAGACTATTGCAAAGGAATTGACCAGAGTTGATAATATGATTTTCAACTTGATGGCAAAGATTAGGAATCCAAGGTTTCAGGCAATGAATACGTGTAAGGACTGTGAGAGTAGTGGTATACTTCACAATGATGATGGTATTTTGGAGGATGTTCCTCATGGATAAAACTGATCCTATAGTTAGGAACGTAAAGACCAGAGGTGGTTTTTGGAAGATTGATATTCATCTGCTCATTGCTTTGTTCTTTATAGGCACTGGTGTTGGAATACCATTGGGTGTTGCAATGCTTTGCTGGAGGGCTTGGTGTGAATTCAAGGAAAATCAATGGACTCCTAGACCAGAACCTACAAGACAGGGTGATCTTAATACGTCTACAGCATGGAGTGCACGATAATGTATAATGATGAGAAGACTTGGAAACAGCATTATGATGACTGGGTTAATATAAAGGTTAATTTTAATGGATCTGATGATGTTACAAAGCATCAAAGTGAGTACAGACTTAAACTTATAACTGAGTTGATAAGGGCTTATGAGAGAGGACATAAAGACTAAAGCACCACTATGTCCTTTATGTCTTGATGATGTAAGGATTAGTTGTAAGTGCAGATGTCATGGTATGGATACTAAAAAGAAATCATTTACAGAGTCTATATTTGACGTATTTCTTGGATTTGTAATATATCTTCCGATTAATTTTTTCGTTCTTCCTTTGTTCGTAGAAGGAATAATGGATTATAGCATATCTACAATGCTTGCTGTATCTTCAATATATACAAGCATAGCAATAGTACGTAAGTATGTAGTAAGACGGTGGTTTATCAGATTATGAGATGTAGAAACTGTCTAAAGGAGCATGTTAAACTTGTTAAGAAATGGTGTGTATGTCCAGACTGTAAATTTGAATGGGAGCATGATAATCTATGAGATGTAAATCATGTGGTAAGGTTAATAGGAACTCTGTAAATAACAGAAAATGTTGGAAGTTATGGTGCCTATGTCATCGTTGTGCAGTTTATCTTCATAAAGAAGAGTATCCAAAGAATCAAGTGGCTAGGTGGTTAAGAGTATGAATTGCAAGACTTGTGGTAAGAAACTTGATTTGAAAAAAGACATTCAAAACATTCAAATGGGTAATGAAATGTGTATGGTATGTTGGCGTGGTGCGAGGTATGATTATTATTGATGTTCTGTAGAAAGTGCCATACTAGGTACATGTCTCATAGTGGAAAATGTCCATTATGTAAACAAGATGGTGATAAATATGATGGGTAATAAGCAATTAGAGAAGATTATATGTGTTGCATGTAGTGAAATGTTCGTAGAACATTCAAAGAGACAACTGATTAGATGTCTGTTTAGAGTGCAAAGTACCATGGTATGTGAACAGATTAACAATACAGAAGAACATGAGATGGAAGACAAATGATCAGATGTCAGGGAAAGTGTGATAATGCAAAGTGGAAGAGACCTTCTGGTGGTATGGGTGAAATATCGTTACCATTTTTAACGCATGGTTATTGCTGTTTTTGTGCAAAGTGGGTAGATCGTAAAATTTCGTGGAAGAAGAATCGATGTCCCTGCTGTCATGGTAAACTTAGGACAAAACCAAGAATGAATTCTAAAAAGAAAAAGTACATTTATATTGAGTAATATATATGATCTAACATGGAAAACATATCGAAGGTATTAATCTCCGTACTTGTAATATCGTTTGCAACGATGTTTGTATTAAATGCTTATGGAGAAGAACATGCATTCGTTAATGCCCTGCCAGCATACTTAGAAATAGAACAGGGAGATACTATTAAACTTACTAATCTAACTAACTCCACCATAAACATAACACATGATGAAATCTGTTGTACCCATATGGATTCTAGTATAGCAGTTAATGGAACATGGACTGGTAAGTTTCCTTATG